TTGAATAATTTCAGAAAGAGTAGAAAGAAATCTAAATAGTTCATAAGTTAACAAAAAATAATTATGTCTGACCGGATTATTCAAGGCTTTTCTGAGATGAAGCAAATTTATCTTTCTCAGGTTATCACCGAAGAGAAGAACGAAGATTGCGAAGCTGGCGAAGAATACGAAAAGAATTATAAAAAGACTGGTAAAAAGTCTGAAAAAGATCTAGACGGTGATGGCGAAAAAGAAGACGAAGCCGATGAATATGCTGGTAAAATTGATAAGGCTATTCGTAAACGAAAGGATATGAAGACTGAATCTTTCTCCGATTGGAGAAATGATTTGAATGAGGTTATCTCTAAGATTGAACCGAAGCTTAAAGATATTGATGACAAACAATTTAAAGAGGGGCCAGTTAAAAATAAAATTACCTTGAATCCGACTGTTTCCGAAAATGTTGAAATTCTTTCAACCGAAGAATTGGATGAAGATTTTATCTATGAAACTTCTTACGCCGCTGCAGATTATCTGAGCAGGTTTGATCTAAATGAAGAAGGACTTGATTTAGTTATTGATTATCTTGGAGAAGATAAATTTCTTGAATATGTCTTCTGTATCGCCGAGGATTATACTCTTACTGAAGAACGCGCCGCCAAGAGACAAAAAGCTGGTGCTAAAACTGTTGAACAGGTTAAAGCCGAGATTGCTGAGCGTGAAGCTAAAGCTGCGGCAAAAAAAGCAGCTAAAAAGTCAACTAGCGTAAAACAAGATGTGGCCAAGGCTATCGTAAAAGATAAAGGTGATAATGTGGTTAAGGCTGCTGTTCAACAACAAGAGCCCAAGAAGAAAGCAACTGTTGGTGATGCAGTTAGTAAGGTACATAGGGGTCTTCAACAAAACTGGAAAGAAAATGATCCTCTCGCCCGAAAGATTGCTGCGGTTGCTCTAAAGGGTTCACGTAGACATAGTGATGCAATGAAGGCTGTTGGTGGAGCCGCAGGCAAAGCTGCCGGGAATTTTGTAAAGGGGAGAAAGTCTGGTCAAACTACAACTCAGGCTATTGGTACGGCTTTCCGATCGCTATTCAATAGTTTTGACGGTTGGGTTGGTGGTCTAATTGATGAAGGCTATGATCTGTCAACAATTACTGCTGAGCAGTTGGTAGAACGATATAATTTTCTTTTAGAAAAAGCTGTAAGTGAACATCAGCAAAAAATCTTTGGCCTGGCACTCTCGGTTAAGCGTGGTCAAACACCCCGTAGTGAAGTTAATTCAGAAGTTCTTAAAATTGTAGATGAAATGTCTATTGGCGAAATTCGTAAGTTTGCCTCAACCAAACATGCAGGCATACCTGCGACTAAAGACTGATGAAAAGTTTTGAGCAATTTATTTCCGAGGCCGAATTATATAACTTTGCTAGTGCCCGAAACCTAAAGGATTCTGACAAATATCTTAAGAGTCCAGAATCAAAAATGTTACCGGGAATTTCTACAAAGAGAAGAACCAAAATTGAGACTGAAAGAGCCGAGCGCCTTTCAAAATCTCCAACCGGAACTGTCATCACACCCAAAGCCAAAGAAGAATTGTTAAGACAATTAAAAGCTCAAAAAGATAACAAGTGAAACAATATTTCAATAAATAATTATATCATTTCACGGGTATTGTTATAATGTTGAGCAACATTCCACATCTTAAACCCAGTAGACCAAAGCGAAGTGTGGCCGGAGGTACTTTCGGGATTATCGGGGTTGTATTTGTTCTGATCATATTGGCTACTCTGGGATACAAATACACCGAAGATTGCCGTGCTGCTGGTGGCGAATTTGAGCAATGTTGGGATAAGGGTTTAGAAATTTCTGGAATGAATCCGGGCGGCCCCCTGAGCGCGGCTGTAATGATTGGTTATCTTATCGGCAATGCAGGCAAAGAAAAAGAAAAAGCCGAAAAATATCAAGAAGGTTATTGGACTCGCAATCCCGAGCTGCATAAGGAGGATGATTTACCGAAAGAACCTTAAAATATCTAATAACAATTATCATAAATAATTCTTAGCAACTACTATTAGGGTAATATTAATGGCTCTCTGGGGAATCTCAACAACTACTGAAACGGCTGCCAACAGGTATGGCATTCCCAAATATCTTAAAGATGTTGACCGGAATGCAACGCCGCACAACTGTTTTGCAGATCAACGTGGATGGGTGTATAGGTTTTATGGTAGCAGCGAACAATCTGGAATTTCAACCTCTTATTATGATGAACTTCTGATTCCGGTTTCTGGGTTGAATACAACCGGTAGCACTGCTAATAGTATCGGTTTGGGACTAGCAACTCCAGTTGCAGTATTTTTTGAAGAGCCTAACCGAGTATCTCCTATTTCAGTTGGAGCTGGTGGAACTGCCGGTATTGGCACTGGTAGGACTGGTTTTGTTCACGTAGTATTCAACGAAATCGTAAATGTATCTGCTGGTGCAACTTGCGTAATCAATCAATTCACCAGCACCGGCACTCCAACCGGTACTCCAATTGTTGCGACTGCCCGGTCTTTTGCCAACGGTTCAACCGTAACCAACTTCATAAACGGTCAATCATTTAGGACATTCACCAGTTACAATGGTCAGATAACCAATCGGGTCGCCTTCGCCTTTACTGCCCCCTCCAGTGGCATAGGAACGGTTCTCCGCATTGATACATCAAGAGGATTCTCTGGAGTTATTACTGACTTTTCGGGTGGGGTTGGTGTAACCTCAACGTTTACTTCAGATATGATCAGAAATGTTGGTGGTGCTGGAACATTCGGCTCAACCGCTGGTATTGGAACTACAACTCTTACTATTGTTGCCTGAGTTATAAATGATTTTCAATGAACTAAATGAGGAAAATTTTCTCATTTTTGCTATAAAAAATTATGAAAATCCTCAGGCTCTAACCAAAGAGGATTTTTATAAGGACATCAATAGGTTTAAGTATATTAAACGTCTTATTAAAAAATATAAAAAAACCGGGGACTTAAAGGTTCATCTATTGTTGAATCATTTTGTCATTCTTTATAATATTTTTGGAGAAGCCACAACTCCTATGCTATTCTTTAAACATGATTATGACATGTGGGATACTGTTAAAACTTTTGTGGTTTTTCTTAATAGGCTTCCAGAATTTCCGGAGACATTTATACATACTATAGAAGAAGATCAATTTTGTAAAAATGAATTATTAGGAATTCACGATGACTCCATTAGATAAAGTAATTTCAATTGTACGTGAAGATGTAACAGTTGCAAATTCTGCTGGTCAAGGTGGAGGATTTGGTGGTAACTCTTCACAACCTACTGCTGGATTTGATCCTATAATGAGTTTTGTTCGTAGAAAATCTGGTCTAGTTGATAAAAGAAATAAGAATTATAAGCGAAGTTATGATAAATGGTTACGGTCAATGGGGCTTTTATAAATCATAAATAGTGTTAATGTTATGGTTTTAGAGTGAGATAGTAAATCTCGCGGAGCTTTTAAATGCAAGAAGATTCAATTCGCATAGCCTTATTAGAGAAGGGACAAGAAACCACGGAGAAAGAATTGTCTACACTCAGAGAGGCCATAACTGAGATCAGCAAGGTTAATGTAAGAATTAGTGAATTACTAACAATACATCAGGTAAAATTAGATCAACAGCAGAAGAACGATGATGATGTTAACCGAAAGGTTGAGGATGGAATTAAAAATCTCATCGTTAAAATGGATAAAGATAGAGATGACATCTATAAAAAGATGGAAACATCTGAAACTACGTTATCAACCGAAATAACAGGACTAAGGGATAAGGTATTTATTGGTGTGGGCGCCGTTACGGTTCTTAATGTTCTCATAACCATTGCCGGACCTTATGTTCTCTCTAAAATGACCTCGGGGGGCTTGACAAACGAGAAGACTGGTGCTATAGTAAGGGGCCTTGACGCCGCCTAAATGGATGCAACGGACGATTATTATATTAATTCACTATCAACTCGTCTAGAAAAATTCAAGAAAATAAAACCGGGACTATACAACTGTAGATGTAATATTTGTGGAGATTCACAAAAGAACAAAACAAAGGCTCGGGGTTATTTTTACGATAAGAAAAACAACACCAACTATAAGTGCCATAACTGTGGCATTAACATCTCCTTTAATAATTATTTAAAACAGATTGATCCCGTTTTACATGAAGAGTATATTCTGGCAAAATATAAAAGGGGATTGACTGGTAAAAACTTTGTAGTTGATACTCCGAAATTCAATTCATCCAAACCGACTTTCAAGGCTAGGCTAAAACTACCAAGAGCTTCAGAAAACGAGACCGCTAGATCATATCTTGAGGCCAGAAATATAGATGCCACACAATTTTATTATGCCGCAGAATTTAAAAAATGGGTGAATACCTTAAAACAAACCTTCAATTCCAGGGCTCTTTATTATGAGGAAGAACGAATAGTCATACCACTCTATTATGAAAAAGAACTGGTAGGGTTTCAAGGTAGAGCCATAAAAAACTCAAGAATCAAGTATATTACCATCATGTTAAATGAGGATGCCCCAAAGGTTTACAATTTTGACAGCATAGATAATACAAAACCCGTTTACATTCTTGAAGGCCCTTTTGATTCTTATTTTGTTGAAAATTCTATTGCAATGTGTGGAGCGGACGTTGATATTAAATCCCTGAATATTTCTCAGCCTGTTTATGTTTATGATAACGAGCCCAGAAATAAAGAAATCATTGACCGAATGGCCCGAACTATAGCCAAGGATTTTCCGATAGTCATTTGGCCAAAATCTATAAGACAAAAAGATGTGAATTTGATGGTTTTAAACGGGACAAATGTAAATCAAATTATTAAAGACAATACGTTTACTGGACTTTTAGCAAATTTAAATTTTAACGAATGGAAGAAAAAATGAATGGCATTACGGTAGTTAAGAGAAATGGTAATATTGAGCCATTGATGTTGGAAAAGATTCACGAAATGGTGAATTGTGCGTGCGAAGGTTTGTCTAACGTTTCTGCATCGCAAATTGAAATGAATTCTGGACTACAATTTTATGCCGGAATTACGACTGACGAGATTCAACAAATTCTTGTTAAGTCTGCATCAGATTTGATCAGTCTTGAGCATCCAAACTATCAATATGTTGCAGCCCGATTGCTGCTTTTTGCCATTCGTAAGCGGCTTTATGGTGGTAGAATTGATATGCCGCACCTTTCCGAGCATATTAAATTTTGTGTAGAACAAGAATACTATGATGCAGATGTTTATGAAAAGTATTCAGCGGAAGAACTTGATACCATAAACTCTTTCATTGACCACGATAGAGATTTTCTTTTTACATATGCTGGTCTTAAGCAGGCTGAGGATAGGTATCTAGTCCAAGACCGTGATACTAAACAGGTATTTGAAACGCCTCAGTTTATGTATATTATGATTGCTCTTACAATCTTTGCAAATTATCCAAAAGATGTAAGGCTATCATATGTTAAGCGTTATTATGATGTTGTAAGTAAACATAAGATTAATCTTCCGACGCCGGTAATGGCAAGTGTGCGAACACCAGATAGGCAGGCTGCTTCTTGTTGTCTTATTGGTGTTGATGATACGCTCGGCAGCATTATTGCATCGGATGGCGCAATGATGAAATATGTTTCAGGTGGTGCCGGCGTTGGAATGGATGTCAGTAAAATTCGTGGTATTAAGAGTAAAATTCGGAAGGGTAAGGTTATTTCTTCTGGTTTGATTCCTTATCTTAAGAAGTTTCAGGCATCTCTTGAATCTTGTCATCAAGGTGGTGTGCGAAAAGGAAGTATGACCGCCTATGTTAGCATCTGGCATCAGGAAATTGAAGACATTATTGTTCTTAAAAACAATAAGGGTAATGATGAAAATCGCGTCCGAAATATTGATTATGCAATCAAAATTTCAAAGTTGTTTTATGAGCGTTATCTTCAGAATGGCGAAATTACTCTATTTTCACCTCATCAAGTTCCCAATCTAGAAGATTCATTCGGCACTGATTTGTTTGATGAACTTTATGTTCGCTATGAGAATGATCCGTCTATTCCCAAACGTAGAGTAAAAGCTCAAGAACTCTTTTTGAATATTTTTAAGGAGCGAAGTGAAACCGGTCGTATTTATATTATGAATATTGACCATTGCAATAGTCATAGTTCATTTAAGGACCATATTAGTATGAGCAACCTCTGTGTTGCTGGTGATACCGTTATTCACATTAAATTCTATAACGAAGTAACTTATCGTATGGTATATGATGAAATTCAAATTCAACATCTGAATCATTATCTTACTACCCCACAGTATAAAAATATTGAAGTTTATTCTTATGATATTGAAACTGGTGAAAATCAATGGGCGCCAGTAACTGCATTTGCTCAAACCTCACCCAAATCAAAAGTAGTGAGAATTACTGATGAAAAAACTGGTCGTAGCATTACTGTTACTCCAGAACACAAAGTATTCACAAAAAATCGTGGATATGTTATGACGAGAAATTTGGTGGAAAATGACGAATTAGTAATTACGGATGAATTTTATTGATTAATAGGAGGTGTAATTTCTATTATCATAAATAGTTATGAAATTACACCTCCTATTATGAAAAATTATATAGTGTATAAAATCACTAACATTAAAAACGGAAAGTCTTACATTGGAAAAACTGAATATTCTTTGGAGCATCGTTGGAAACGTCATCTATCATCAGCAAGAAATGGTTCTAAATTTAGATTTCATTCTGCAATTAGAAAATATGGAGAAGATTGTTGGGATTTATCTGTGATAGAGTTGTATAAAACTGGAGATTCAAATTTAATCGATGAAAAAGAAAGTCATTTTATTAAATTATTTGAAAGCGACACTAAAAAGGGATACAATGCAACATCCGGTGGAACTGGAGGATGGATGCTTCCTAGATGCTCAAAGGAAGTTCAGGACCAATGGAAAGAAAAGTTATCCAAAAGGAGCACGGGTTCAAACAATCCAAATCATTCTGGATATAGTGATGAAGATTTAATTAACTTTGGTCTTAAATTCATCGAAAAGTATAATTTTATTCCGGGTAAAAAAAGATTGAGTAAATTTTGTAAAGAAGAATTAAATGTAGATTTCCCAAAAAGTTTTTCTAAAAACAGATTTGACGGAAAAAGAAAAAATTACACTAAAATTCTCGAAGAAAGAAGTGGTTTAAAATTTAATCCTAATCATAGGACTTTGGAAGAAAGAAAAATTATTGCAGAAAAGGCATCATTAACATCAACCATTATGTGGCAAAAAAGGAGAGAAGAAAATGCTAACAATTGAACATCTAGACGAAGAAATCCCAGTTTATGATATTACAGTAGAGGGGACTCATAACTTCTATGCAAATGATATTCTTGTTCATAACTGTGTAGAAGTAACTTTGCCGGTTCATCCTATTCAAACTCTTGAAGATGAGGCAGCAGAAATTTCTTTGTGTATTCTCGGAGGACTGAATGTTGGAACAATTAAGTCTGATAAGGAACTAGAAGAGTGCTGTGAACTGATTGTAAGAGCACTTGAAGAACTTATTAATTGGCAAGATTATCTCGTTAAAGCTGCCGAGATTTCCACAAGAGCCAGAAGGTCTTTAGGAATCGGCGTTATGGGTCTAGCACATTATCTGGCCAAACTGGGACAATCTTATCACGAACAAGCTGCATGGAATAGCTGTCATAAGCTCGGCGAAAGTATTCAATATTTTCTTCTTAAGGCATCCAATCAGTTAGCGAAAGAAAGAGGCCAATGTGAATATTTCAGTAGAACCAAGTATGCTGACGGAATTTTACCCATTGATACTTACAAGAAAGATGTAGATGAAATTTGTTCCATTCCACTAAGACATGATTGGGAACAATTGAGGCAAGATATTCTTCAATATGGTCTAAGACATTCCACTCTGAGCGCAATTATGCCAGGCGAGTCATCAAGTTTGATGCTCAATGCCCCAAATGGGATTGAAATGCCAAGAGAACATCTATCTGTTAAGCGCAGGCTCAAGCAGATTGTTCCACAATATTCATCATTGAAGAACAATTATAGTCTACTATGGGATGCACCTTCTAATATTGGTTATCTTAACATTGTTGCAGTTCTTCAAAAGTTTATTGACCAGTCAATTAGCGCAAATACTGCATACAATCCAGAGATGTTTCCCGATAAGGAAGTTCCAATGAGTCTTATTGTTGGTGATGTTTTATATGCTTACAAAATGGGATTAAAAACACTCTATTATCATAATACATATGATAGTAAGAAAGATTCTGAATCTGCAGAAGTAGACGAACTTGAAAAATTGATTAACGAAATACAAACGAGTGAAGGAGAGGAGTATTGTGAAGGATGTAGCATCTGAGGTTAAGGGTATGACTGTATTTAATAGAAACATTGTTGATACAACAAAAGAGAAGATGTTCTTTGGTCAACCTTTAGGTGTTCAAAGATATGATGTTCATAAATATCCTGCATTCTATCGCCTAACGCAGGATCAACTAGGAGCTTTCTGGCGCCCTGAAGAATTTCCACTACAAAAAGATCGCACAGATTATCTGAGACTTTCTGACTACCAGAAACATATCTTCACTTCGAATCTGAAGTATCAAATTATGTTGGATTCTGTTCAAGGAAGAGGACCGGGAATGGCCTTTATTCCCTATTGCTCTTTACCTGAACTTGAATCGGCAATGATTGCCTGGCAGTTTATGGAAATGGTTCATAGTTATTCTTATACTTACATTATTAAGAATGTATATACAAGTAATCCTTCTGAGGTGTTTGACCACATTATTGACGATGATAAGATTCTAGAACGAGCCTCTAGTGTTACTGCATCTTATGATGATTTTATTGGTTCAGCACAACAGTACGGTTCATCTGATTTGTGGAAATTTAATAATGAGGGAGTTCCACTGGGACAACAAGAACTCTATGAACTGAAGAGAAAACTCTATCGTGCGGTGATGAATGTGAATATCTTAGAGGGCATTCGTTTTTATGTTTCCTTTGCTTGTAGTTTTGCATTTGGTGAACGTGAATTGATGGAAGGTTCAGCTAAGATTATATCTAAGATTGCTCTTGACGAAAGACTACATCTTTTTCTGACACAGAACATTCTCACCAAATGGCGAAATGGTGATGACCCAGATATGGTGCAAATCGCCAAAGAAGAAGAAGCACTTTGCTATAGAATGTTTGAAAATACCGTAAATGAGGAAAAAAGTTGGGCACATTATCTTTTTGCTGATGGTTCGCTAATCGGTCTTAGTGAGAAGTTACTTTGTAATTATATTGAATGGATTGCTAATCGTAGAATGCGGGCGATTGGTTTTAAGCCACTATATGATATTTCTTCTAAGAATAATCCACTGCCATGGACCGAAAAATGGCTGAACAGTAGAAATGAGCAGGTTCCTCCACAGGAAGAAAATATCTCAAGCTATGTTGTTGGTGGACTCAAACAAGATATAAATTCCAATACCTTTGCTAACTTTAAACTGTGAAAACATAAATAATAAAAGAACACAACTATCCTGAAAAATATGTCCAAATATTATCTTACTGAAGCCTATGGCGAGCTTTATAGCACTCGCCTCACTGAGGCTAGCTTCTATGAGAATCTTCGCTTTGTAGATTTTCTTCAACAAGAAGAAATTGAAGAGGTTATGGAAGCTCTCATTTGGGAATTTATGGACTATGGTGATACACTGAAAGAGGCGGTAGATACCCTTGGGACTGTTTTTGAGAACGATGAAGTTCTTGCTGAATCTCTTGATATTCTGGCCGAACAGACTGCCGCTGGTGCTGCCCGAATGGCTCAACGCAAGGCTACTCGCGAAAGGCAAGCTGCAGATTCGGCTAAAACGAATGTAGAAAAGGAATCAAATGTTCGTAGTTTTGCCGATAGAGATGCTCGCGCCCGCAGAGCTGCCAGATCTGCTGCAGTTCGTGGGGCTCTTTCCGGTGCAAAGAGGTCTGTTGAAGGTGCTCTTTCTGGTGTTCACAAGCAAATTCGTGATAAGAAGGCTCAACTAAAGAAAGGTTTTTCAGATACCGGTGAAAAGGCAAAGGCCGCTCTATCACGAGTTGCCCGTGGTGGTAGACGAGTAATGAATGCTGTTAGGGGTGGTGTTCAGGGTGCAAAAATTGGGGCTCAAGTTGGGTATAACTATCCGCTTAAAACTTCAACCGAAAGGACTCCAGCCAGAGAAAGAACTCAGCAACGGAGAGATGTCGCAAGGGCTACTGCTAGTGATACATTCTCTAGACCGAAGGCCAAGCCAGTTGTTGTGGGGGCTTATCCGGGTAGAGCAAAAGCTAAGCCAGTTGTTGTAGGAACTTATCCAGGTAGAAAAGCTGAACCAACTCCAGCTCCAAAGGCACCAGTCAAATCAAGATCCATGGTAAGTGCAAAATCTAGAGCCCGTATGGATAAAAACAAGGAAGCATACGAAAAGGCAAAACAAAAACTTAATGCCTCTGTAGATTATGATCTTCTTACTCAATATATGATTGAAGATCTTATTGATGAGGGCTATGCCGAGACTGAAGCCCAGGCTATTACCATTCTGGAAGATATGTCTGAAGAAAATCTAAATGAGTTTGCTGCCCAATATATTCAAG